ATTTGTGCATAAAATCTATCAAACCCTGCGTCTTCAGGTGTACTAATAACTAATCTATTAGCTTGTGCAAATCGTATTACATCATTAAATCCAGCATCTTTTATTGCTTGATTAGCATGAGCAAACTCTTTCATATAAACACCTGGATTGTCTATCATCTTAGTTATTTCTGTAGACTTTTTAGAAAATGCTTCTTTAGTAAATTGTTTAATAGTTCTAAATTTAGAACCAGCAAACCACATTGATTCTATTAAAGCTCCAGCATGAAAGAATGAAAAACCAACTGCTAATCTTTTCATCATAAGATTAAGAGTGAAGATACCAGAAGTTAATGCACCTTCACTTGTAGCATCAAATATCATTCTTAATGATTTTTCTGTACCTCTAGCTACAAATATATCACCCCCTAAATAAGGGTGTTTGAATGGTGTATAATATTCTGAAAACTCTTTACCAGTACCTCTAAGAAACTTAGCTGTACCAGCTTGTATTCTTGGATCACTAATTAATAATGGAATTTTATATTGCTTGTCTTTATAGCCTATAGATATAGGACTTATTCTTGATGTTTTTAAATATTTAACAAGTTCTCTTGTACTAACAGATTTAGCTACTGAAAAACCATAAAGTCTTATAAGTTCAGCAGGATCATCCATACCTTTTTTAAGTATTTTACCTGCTGCTAATCCTTCATTCACATCACTAAATACACGTTCTTTACCAAATCTAAATCCAGGTGAAGGGCCATATACTTTATCATTAGATAATAGATCGTCTACATATTGAATAGGATTATTACCATTAAAGTCATCCCATAATAAAGGAAGATAGTTTTGTCTATATCCTCTAATTATATTAGGATCTGTTTTGTTTAATACTTTATAATATTGATCTAATACTTTACGAATATATCTAGCAGCGACTAATTCATTTTTAGTCATATCAGCTTTAGTTAAAGGTTTACCATATTGATTATAAACTAATCTACCATTAGCTAATTTAGTACCTTGTATATAATGAAATATTTTAACCCTAGATGTATCATCAGGTATAAATTCTTTAATTTTAGTTACTATTGGAACTATATTACTATTAAGTTTATTCTGTAATATGTTATGTGCATCAAGTGCATTTTCTACAGTATTAATAGATTTAGTAACAAATGCTGCTTCAGGGTTTTGGAATAATTTAAATAACCCTTTACCTGCTAAATAAATACCTACACCAGCACCAAATCCATATGCAGCTTGTTCAACTTTATCTTTAGGTTCTGTTAAGAATTGTGCAGTAGCACCAATAGCTCCAACACTAGCTGCTTTAAATGCAGTAGCTTTTGCCATGTCTAAGCCATTTTCAATAGGCTCTCTCATAGCAGATGAAATCATTGTGCTTAGTCTTTCAAATTCATCAGCAGGAATATCATCTTTTAAAAAATTAAATGTATCTTCAACTACTTTGTATTTTCCTGTTTTAGGATTAATATCAAATGCTTTATCTACACCACGTTTTCTAACAGCTTGTAACATAGCTTGATTAACCTTATCAGGCAAAGCACCAGTTTCTCTAGCTGTCATAGCACCAATACCACCAAAGACACTACTTAATACAATACCAGCAGTAGCTCCTATTGTTGTTTCTGTAGTAGTTCTACCAAGATCTAATTCACCTTTTTCACCTAGCTGTAAGCCTGTTGAAAAGGCTAGTGGAGTAAATAGAGTAGCAGCTGCACCATATTTAATATCTTTAATATATTGATCTTTAAAAGCTTTAGTTTTGTATCCTACTCTTGTAGAGTATTTAGATCTAATAGCATTAGTCATACCACGACCAAGCTTAGCAAAGAATGTGCTAGGTACTAATAATAGATATGGATCAGCTAGTACCATATTAACTAATTCAGCACCCAGTATACCTGGATGTTTTTTAGCTAATTTAGTAACTTCACCGAAATCAAATTTCTGATCGCCTTCTTCAAGTAAATAACCAAACTTATTATATATACGTTCAGCTTCTTGATATTGACCAGTACCTTGTAATTGTGGATTGTTTTGTAAGAAACGAAAAGCATCTTGTGCTTGTTTCTTTTTAGTATTGCCTGTTATCCATTGATATAGAGAGGCAGGGAGAGATTCTTCTAATACAAGCTCAACAGGGTTTCTAAGACTACCAAAGAATCCTGGTGGCTTTTGTATGTTATCTTGAATGGGATTTTGTAATGGATCTTTTAAATCTCTAATAGGATCATTGAGATTAAATTCATTAACCCTAATGTCATTGGCCATTAGAATCCCATATCTTTTTTAATCTTCTTAATATATTGAATTTCTCTACTATCATGTAATGCAGTAGATTCTTTAGCAACAGGAACAGATCTCATTTTAAATGATGATCCTTTTGCTTGACTTGTATATTTTTCTACAATTTTAGAAAATGATTGTTGTCCTTTAATGTCGGCTGTTTTATATGCAGCTCCAGCACCTTTAGACTTAGCCATTTTTAATTTAATTTTAGGAACAGGTTTTGCTTTAGCTCTAATAGCTTTAACACCACCAGCAGTTTTCATTCTGCTTTCTTTTAACTTTGTGCCTAATGTTCTAAAAAACATTCTGTTTTCTACTTTACCAGCATAGCTTTCAGCAGCAAGTTTTTGTGTAGACTTGGTACTTAAACCCATAAATTCTGGTAGTTCACCAAACTTTTTTCTAGCTTTTTCAGCAGCAGAAGCTTCGCTTTGCATAGCAGAAAATCTACTAGGACTAGGTTGTGCAGGAAGTTTTTTAACACCTTTAAATCTTGACCAATTAATTTTGTATTTCATAATATCTCCTAAAAGTAATCTGGGAATCTATTTTTAAGTATCTTAACAGCTCTAGCTCTAGATATATTTTTTAATTGTGGATTATGCTCTAGTAACATATTAACTACTTTAGCATCATCATTTTTAATTACATTACCATCAACTTCTGGTACAAACATTTCAGGCCCTTCTTCACCTACAATGTATTCTTTACCAGCTTCTGCTGGGCCACCTTTAGCAAGTCCAGGAGCAGTTGATTGAACACCTCTACCAAAAAAGAATGACATAATACCTTTATCAGATATTTCTAATTTCTTTTCTTTTTCTAATTTTCTAACAGCTTCTTCAATAGTATTTCTATCTACTCTTACTTCTTTACCTGGTGAAGCTTTTTTCTGAGCTATTTTATAAGCAGTATCATAAATATCATCTAAAGCTCTACGATTAAGAGCTTCAGTATTTTTACCTTTAAAGAAATTTTTAAATTTCTGACCAGGACTACCTTTGAATATATCACTTTCAGCAAGTACAGATCTAACTTCTTCTCTTTGAGCTTCTGATACAGGCCCTAATACTTTAGATCTAGCTTTAATTCTATCAGCATAAGCACTAGATATTTCACCTGATGCTAATACATTTTGTAATAAAGATTCTGATATTGGTCTACCTTGTGCAGAAGATTGCATCATAGCTAGTCCTAATGTAAATCCAGGATTAGCCATAAGTCCTTCAAAGCCACCTTTATCTTTCCAATTCTTAGCTACATCACTATAAGATAATCCAAATATTTTTTTAAATTGTGATTCACCAATACCTAAAGTTTTTTCACCTTCTTTACTTAAAGATGGTGTTGTTGCAGAAGATTCTGCAATAGTAGGTATTTTATTATCCATCATACTATTTGGTAATATTTTTCTATCACCAATTTTACCTTGTCCTGGAGGAATAATGTTAGTTGGAAATATAGGTTTTTTAATTAATGGAGATTCTGTTCTAGCATAACTTGGAAATGATCTTATTGGTGCTATTGGTTTACCATAGTCATCAGGCATAGCTGCTTCTCCAGCTATATCTGCAGCAGATCCTGCTGTTGATTGTCTAACATCTGCTAATAATCCTGTAGCTTTTTTTGTAAGTTCTTCAAAAAACGACATTATAATATTCTCCTATCTAATCCTCTAATTTTTAGAAAGTCATAAAATGGACTTTCATTTACAGCAAGTAATCCCATAGCTGAAGGATTACCTAATGTTTGGTTTACTTTTGTTTTAGCAGCATCATATGCAGCTTGAAATGATAAACCACTACCTTGTGGTAATTCATCAAAATATTTTTGTGCAACAGAAGGTAAAGGTGTAGTATTTTGTACAGCATAAGGAGCCATAGGTGCTAAATTATTAACTTCATCTCTACCAACATTAACAGTTGGATAACCAGTATAATTAAAATCACCAGAACCATCAGGGTTATATTTAATTGTTTTTCCTGTATAACCTAATAATTCTAAAACTTTATTATTTTTATATTGATCGTAACCACTTCTAATAATAGATCCAAGAATTCCACCAGATTTTACAAATGTTTCTAAAGGAGCATCTTTAAAATCTTTTGCCCAAGTTTTGCCTTCTACATCTATTTTAGATGTTAAATCATTATATTTAGAATCTGATTTAATATTGTCTAAAGATTTAGTTAAATTACCTAATACAAAATCTGTTTCAAGATTAGATAATTTACTTCCAACTATATTAGAATTTTGTAAAGCTTGTATTCTATCAAGTGTATCAATTTTTTCTTTTTCACTAACATCAGGTGAATCTAAATATGCACCTAAACTAGAAGTTTGATATTGTTCAGTATTAACTACTCCTGGTGTTTGTTCTATATCAACACTTTTTGTTTTAGGATTGTAAGTTGCATCAGTAATTTCACCAACATTACTATAAGCTTCTGTTTCGTAATCAAAATTTTTATCTGTTACTCCTGGTGGTAAAACAGGATCAGGTACTTTGTAATTATTATTATTATCATTGTTATTATTGCTTGGAGAAGTAGTTTTTGTTTCTCCATAATATCCACTACCTACATCAAATCTTGAATGATTACTATCACTTCCAGAGTTTCCACTATTACCAGAGTTTCCGTTATTGCTACTATTATTATTTCCACTACTACCAAATCCATCACTTGCATCACCCCATCCATCATAACTTAATAGACCAGATGCACCTACATTTGGTTGTCCATTTTTCAATGAACCATGTAAATTAGCATCAAGTAATAAACCTTTTTCAGCTTCTGTTATATATGCAAGTTCGGTACTTGGAGAATCTTTAGATGATTTCCAATATCTAGGTGCAGTAACTTCTTTAGTTTTTCCAAGATAGTTTCTTACACCACCTTGCATAACGAAGTCTTTACCTAATAACATTTAAATCCTTTATAAAATAATTAATGCAATGATAACAATAGCAGCTAAACCTAAAGCTACTTTGTGTTCTTTAACGTAATGTTTAAAATGTTCTTTATGTTTCATTATAATAGTCCTCCTAATAATCCGAATCCACCACCGATTAAAGCACCCATGCCTCCACCGATACCAGTCATACTTCCTAATTGTGCACCTGCTAAAGCTCCACCAGCTGCACTTCCAAATGGATCTTTTTGTACACTTGTTTGTGCTGATGTAGTTGGGAATCCAGAAGCAATAGGTGTTACAATATTTGAATATCTTGCTAGTGATTCATAAGGTGCAGCAAGTCTTTCTTGCTCTAAACTTCTTAATTCTTCTCCAACAGCAGTTAAGCTAGGTACAGCTCTTGCTGTTTGTAATTGTCTATTTCTTTCATTTTCAGCAGCTTGGAATGCTAAAGGTAAAGCTTGTTTTCCTAATTGACTAACAACTTGTTGTTGAGACATAGGTGATCCTGGAGTTCTTCCAGCACCAGAAAATTGTTCAGCTACTCCAGTATATGCACTAGATGCAGCATCAGCTATTAATGGAGATAAAAAAGGATTTGAATATTGTCCTTGTATTGTTGCAGCTATTTGTTGATTAGCAAGTCCAGCTATATTTTCTTGTGCAGCTAGTCCTTCTAATTGTTGTTGTGTTGGTGCTACATACTGAGGGCCTTGACCATATATAGTTCCAGCTTCAGATAAAATCTGACCTAATTGAGGTTCAGCTGCTGTATATGGTTGTATAGCAGTATTTGTAGTTCCACCATCATTACTTCCACCACCGAATGACATATTTATTTTTTCTCCTTATTATGTTTTTCTAATAATACATGGCTTTTAGAATAGCCAAACCTTCGTAAAACTTTCTCCCAACCAGGTCTAGCAACTAATTCCATAGAATCACAATCGTTTTTCCAAGCAAAATCTTCAATTTTTTTAATTAGATGTTGCCATTTATCTTTATGTTTACCTGTCATTATTCTTATATTTAGACATTTTTGCAAAGGTCTTTGAATAATTTCAGTAACTACAACTCCATACATTCTATCTTGAATGTCATCTTCAGAATCCCAAAGAAACCAAAGTTGCATTTTATCTTCTTTAATCCATTCTTTAATATGACTAGCCAAAGCATAACCATTAGATCTTGCTAAAGCATCTGCAATCATAGATTCACAATGTTTCCATGCTTGGTCTACATTAGATGTAGGTATGGCAACAAGATCAATCATGCACTCTTTTCGTCAAATATTTCTAAATAACTAACTATTCCTTCAACAACATTAGCAGTAGCTGTTTGAATTTTTAAAACATCACCTGATTCTAATATTATTGGAGCTAAAGCAGCATTGATTGTACTATCTGCTGCCATGCTTTCATGATATATTTCATAAGTAGCACTAGCTGAACTATCAGTTACAAATACTTCTACTAAATTATTTGAGCTATGCTCATTAGAAATTTGTATGTTTTTAACGATAGCTGTTCTATTAGCAGGTACTGTATATATTGTAGTTAAACTTGTAGTAGTTAAATTAATACCTGCATTTTTATATATATTAGCCATTTAGAATTATTACTTTTTAACTTCTACCTTATCTTCTTTTACTTCATCTTTAGGAAGTTCAGCTTTTAACAGCTCAGTATATTTAGCTTTTAGTATGCTCAAATCTTGTGCTTCTAAAGATAACTGTTGTTCTTTAGTTCCAATATTTTGTAACTTACCTAAATATAATTTACCATTATCAGATAGCTTATCGCTATCGTAGTCTTTGTCATCGAACTTAAAGTTCATATTACCACTCCTTAGTTTTTGATGTCAATGCAGGTGATTTCTGTTCTTCGATTTGTGCAGACAAGTTGCTTTGCATATCTTCAATCGTTGTATCTTGATTTTCAAGAACACAATTTTCGCAATGCTCCTTAGTCATAGCATCAAAGTTCATACCTTCTGAACCTGCACAAGAGCCATACATAGATGCAGAATGTTCTCCATCTACTGCTGTATATCTCCAATGTATTGTCTTAACTACATTCTCTGAGTTTGTCTCAAAGTTTGGAAAAGACCATTCGTATGTTATTGCCATAGTTTATCTCCTATTATGGTTTGGGGTTGTCTAATTTAACTTTTGCTATTGCATCTTCCCAGTTAGTAGTGCCATTAACCTTATCCCAGTATTGCATATCTAACTGTTCTTGAATTGATGGATAAGCAGTTGCTCTTGTATTTAAAATACTTTGCAAGTTTTCTTCTGCTTGTGCTTCAGTTTCTAAAGCATCTAATTGTGCTTGAGTTGGTTGTGCAATATCTAAATTCCATTCAGCTATATAAACACCTTGACCATTACTGTCGTCTTGCAACATGACATCATTTTTAAAATCTACATCACTAACACCATTAGCTTTGCAGTATTCTTTTATTTTTGTATTTAGTTGTGCCATAATTTTATCTCCTTATTCAATAATTTTGTATGCACCGAAAAATGTAAAAGCTTGATCACCATATAATGTTCTAGTTCCACTATCAGTATGTTTTGCTGTGACATGAAATGTATCTCCAACTTGACATTCAAATATTTTTCCATTTCCAGCTACTTCTTGACTATCTCCTGAACCACCAGCAGAACAATTCATAGCAATAGTTTCTGAGCCACTTCTAGTTCTTTTTAGTAAAACTTCAAAAGCATTACCTGAAAAACTATTTTTACTTACTGAAACATAAATCCAATATTTACCAGCTTGTCCACTAGGTACTGTAAAACTATAATTACCTGATGTATTGGTAAAAACATTATCATCATCAAATTCTTCTGTATCAAAAACAACTCTAACAGTTACACCACTAGCAAGAGATTGACTACTAGATTGATAAGCTAAAAACATTGGAGTGTTAGTTCCACCAGAAACATTAGTTAATGCAGAACCATCTCCTTGAAATGCTGTAGCTTTTACTGTTCCATTAACATCTAGTTTTTGTGTTGGAGAAGTTGTGCCAATTCCAACATTACCAGAACTGTTTATACGCATACGTTCTGATGGACTTGCTCCACCAGAATTTGTTAAAAAACTCATTCTAGTTCCATTACCTGCACCATCTCTAGTTGCTCTAATAGAACTCCATCTAGCAACACCACCATCTTGAGCATTACCAATATCTCTTGGATAAGGTGTTGGAGCTAATCTTATTTCAACTTCAGTATCATCAGTACCACTATTATTTTGTAATAATAACAATGTTTCACTGTTTCCTGCATTATCTTTTCTTAAATGTAATGGTTTTAATACAGAACTTACACCAATACCTACGTTACCAGAACTATCTATACGCATACGTTCTGAAGCATTATTAGTAAATCTCATGCTATTATCAGAATGAACAACTTCAATTCTAGCTTTGTCGTTATCAGTTGAGTTCGCAAAATAAATACTTGAATAAGAAGATGTACCAGAGCCAATAGTTAATCCAGTATTACCACTACTTTCTATAAATAAATCATCTGCGTAAGCGTTAGGCGTTACACCACTATTAGATGTATCAACATGAAGTTTAGCTAATGGAGAACTTACACCAATACCTACATTACCATTATTAGAAATTCTTAATCTCTCTGTTTGTGAACTTGAGTTTCCTGTAGTAAAATATATTCCTGTAGCTCCAGCAGAACCTTCATCAACAAAACCAAATGATGAAAGTATATTTGTTCCATTACTTAAACCAATTTGATTTCCATATTCTCCTGTTGCACCCAAACTATCAAATGTTAAAGAATAATTTGTTGGTACAGTTTGAATTGAACTATTAAAATTATCTCTTGATATATTTAAAGCACCTTCTGGAGAAGTTGTACCAATACCAACATTCTCACTACTATCAATAGTAATAGCTGTGCTTGTAGCATTATCATCTATACCTGTAGATGAAAAGTTTAGCGCAGGTATGTTAGCTTTATCTCTTGCGTTACTCATTATTATAATTCCTCTGATTGACTAGCTTTAAAAGTCTCATAAGCATCTTTAACATCTTGTGTCCAGACTGCGTTACATACTGCTTGAACCTCTGAGTGTTCATTAGATATATCTGCATCTGGCATTAAAGCATGTCTATGATACTTTCTTGATAATTCTTCGTTGTCTTCCATAACTACAGTATCGGTTCGCACTTGAACTGATTTGTATTTTCCGACCACTTCGATTTTACCAATCTGTGTCTCTTTAGTTATTGCCATAGTTTTCTCCTTTGTTGTTAATCTGTTTCATAAAATCCAGATAGCATAATATGTTCATCTCCAGAAACATCAGAAGAACCTGAATTAGTTGTTAATGGTGACCTTGCGTCACTATCGTTCTTTTTATATAATCTTATTTGGTTTGCACTTGCAGGTATTTGACCAGAAATAGGTGTGTCATTTGTTTCAAAATTTGCAGCATATCCAATATGAAAAACTGCTTGGTAATTACTTGCAGAAGTAGTGCTAAAAGGTAATGTTCCTATTCTTAAAGTTCCGCTTGGTCCAGATGACCAACTTGATACATTAAGATTTATAGATATAAAAACTGTTGTTCCTATTTTTCTATAAAAACCTGCTCTAGTAGTAAAATTAACTCCACTAGGAGAACTACTTGAACCTTGAAAACTTGGCAACCAAGTTCCTTCTTCGTAATCTTCTAATTTGTTTGCTGTGCCTGTGCCACCAAGAAATACTCCTTCAGATAAATATAATCTTCTCCATTTGCTACTAGATGCTCCTATATCAAACGAACTGTCTGTGATAGGTAAAAAACTTTGGTAACAAGTAACGTTTTGCAGACTTCCACCTGATTGGAATATTGCCAAGCCGTTTAATCCATTAGCCTTTAAAAATAAGTCATCTGATGAATCAATATTTAAATCTGAGTTTACAACACCAATACGACCAACTGTTGTTCCATCTTTTCTAAAATTAATAATATCTCCATCAGAATTTAATCTACCAAAATAACCAGATGGATTGCTATCTCTATTTACTGCAATAGCATCTATATCTCCTCTTAATTTAACTCCAGAAGTAGTAGTTGCAGCATCGGTAGTATTTATAAGTACACTTCCAGATGAGTTGATACGCATGGCTTCTGATCCACCTGCACCAAATATTACATTTCCACCACTTTCATAATTCCAAACATATCCATCATCACTTGAAAGTTGGAATTGAAAACCATCATCTGCATTTTGTCCTGTAGTATTATTATGCAAAGATAAAATAGGTAAAGTAGAATGAAAAACTGTTAAAGGTCTTGTAGGATTACTTAAACCAATCCCAACCCTTCCTGTAGTATCATCTATACGAAATACTTCTGTACCATTTTGTTTAAAAATATGAGAACCTAAACCAGAGTTATATTCTATATTTTCATTAGAACTTGATTGAATTAAAAGATTATCAAAAGAACCATCATTACCAATAGTGTGACCATCACCAACTGTAAGTGTTCCAGACATTGTAAGATTAGTAATGCCTGTATAAGCACCAGTAATTCTAGCATCTGGTACTGTACCACTATCTAGGTTATCTGCGTTAAGTGAAGCAACAGAAAATGTTCCATAAGCAACAATATCAACTACATCTCCTGTAGTTGCACCACTAGCTAAGACTACTGATGTACCAGATGTAACTGTAACGTCTGTTCCATTTAATAATTTAACACCATTCAAATATACATCAATGTAACCTGCATCATAAGTAAGTGTGTTACCATTGTTGTCTGAACCTGTGAAAGTTGTTTGAGCATTGGTTGCTGTGTAATTGTATCGTTGTGAAGTTCCATTTACAGATGAACCTGCTGATTGCCAACCAGATGCACCATAAACTTTTAATTCATTTACAGTTGTGTCAAAATATAAATCTCCAGTATCTAATGAAGTAGTTGGAGCTGAAGATGCAATTCTATAAACATTTGCAAAATTATTTACTGATGCAATATTTGTTGCAGTTGTTGTTACAGAGCTAATATTATTTCCAACATTTGAAATTGCGTTAGTTGCAACTGTACCATCTTCTATATCGGCTAAACTTTGAATATCGCTAGATAAACCAGACACAACACCAATATCAGTAGTGTCTCCTGCAACAGTTGTAATGTCAGATGAGATACCTGCAACAGTTGTAACTTCAGTTGCAATAGGAACTAATCTATGAAAAGTGTAAGTATTTAATGTAGTTGTTGTTTCAACTAACATTCCATATCCATTAGGAATAGGACTACCAATACCTGCTGGTATAGAATTAATTGTTACTGTAGTAGCACCAGTAGTTTGAGCATCTGTTGAAACTCCAGTACCAGTATTATAAGTCATACCTCCAGCATCAGCAATTGATACAATAGTACCTGTACCATTATTAATATCTGGATTGGTAGTTGGAAATGAATCTTCGTTTGCTATAGCTACAAAACCACCAACATCATCTACTAAGTCTATAACTCTAGCATCAATAGCAGCAGTTGTTGCAACAAAAGCATCTGATCCAGACCAAGTATCACCTGAAGCTATAGTTTCAGAACTATCCTGTCTAAAGTATCTGCCATCAGAAGCTGATGTTGTAAAGAATGTAACGTCATCAGGTGTATGTCCTGATTGTTCAGAATTAGTTACAATAACTGCGTCTGCAATCTTGGCAGCAGTTACTGCGTCATCATTAATTTTAGCTGTTGTAACATTACTATCTGCAATCTTAGCAGTTGTTACATTAGAGTCAGCAATCTTTGCTGTAGTGATTTGAGAATCAGCAATATGTGCAGTATCAATAGATCCATCTACATAATGCTCACTATTAATACTATCGTCAGCTATCTTTGTTCCATCAATAGCATCAGCAGCAATTTTAGCTGTTGTTACGTTTGAATCTGTAATCTTAACTGTAGTTACTGCGTTACTTGCAAGTTTAGCTGTAGTTACATTTGAATCGGCAATTTTTGCAGTAGTAACATTTGAGTTTGCAATTTTAGCAGTTGTAATTTGTGAGTCTGCAATATGAGCTGTGTCTATAGATCCATCAACATAGTGTTCTGAGTCTATACTATCATCTGCAATCTTAGAACCATTAACAGAGTCTGCACCTAGTTTAGCATTAGTTACAGCAGCATCATTAATCTTAGCAGTAGTAACTGCACTATCAGCAATCTTGATTGTAGTAACTGAACCATCTGCTAAAGTTGCAGTAGCAATTACACCAGTTGGTAAAGAGTTATTTGTTTTAGATAAAGCACCAATATAAACATTGTCTATTGCTTCATTTGATAATGAACCACTATCCCAAGTTACATTGATTGTAGTATTTGTTGAAAAACTTGAAGAACTAATTGTTCCATAAATAGTTCCTGGAGTTGTTGCAGTTAATTTTATTCTTCTGCCTTCATGGTAAATTGGAGTAACATCAACACCAGCTATTGTAAAAGAAGTAGCTGATGCGTAAGCAGCAGTATAAGCTCCATCACCATCACCATATTCTGTCCATTGTGAATCATTATACCATGATCTGGTATTAACCATTAATGCTCTAATAGCATTATTAAGTTGAGAAGGTAACATTCCTTCTGCAACTGAGATACCATTTAATGATGTATTATTTAAATTAGTTGTTGAATAATCTTTAATCCCTGCCATTTAGTCTCCTATAAACCAAGCATAAGCTTTGTTGTTTTCTTGATTCTTTTCATTAATAAGTGTGTTTATAGCTTCTTCAATTTGTCTTTGAAAAAACTCTTGAGTTTCAAAACTATATCTTACGTTATCAACGTCTGTTCTATCTGTCATCTTAATCCTGCTCTTGATGCAACTAAATCAATACCTTGAGCATCTGACCAAGCTACACCACTAGGTGTTTTAACATTAATTTTAACATATCTTCCAGATTGTCTTACTGGATTAATACCAGTTGAGTTCATAGATATTTCACTAGACTCATTAACATTATCTGCAAGTCTGTCTCTAGTTTTAATAGTAACACTTGCTTGTGCATCTACTATTGGTCTAATAGATTGTATGTTACTTCTAAAACCAGGAAACAACTCAACTTCACTTGTTTCTATTTCTCCTTGATTTGCAGTACCAGAAAAAATAGCAGCCTTGTATTCGTTATCTATTGCACCAAGTAATAGTTGTCCACCTGACCAAAAATCTGTATCTAATGCAATATTAATCTGATCTAAGTTTTGAGATATAATATCCATTAATTCTACTGTATAAGCACCAACGAATTGAGAAAATATTGTACTAGCATTTGTATTTGCTAAAGACCATTTTTTAGTTGCATAATTATAAATTAATATTCTATCACAAATACCAGTTGTATTGCTAGTATTATTTGAGCTAGGATATAACCATAATGCTAACTGATTAAATGGATCAACAGCAGCACAAACTCTATCGCTAAATGCTTTGTTTAAATCTGTATCAAAAAATCTGTTTACTTTTTCTGCACCAATAGAAATAACTTGATCTCCATTAATTTCAAAAAAACCATCATCAGCATAAAAGAATACACGTCTGTTATCCTGACATACTGTTCTACCATATACAGCTCCTCTATTAGGAGATATAACTGATAGTCTAAATACTGTTGCACCACCAACATAGTCCATTCGGATTATTTGGTTTTGTCTAAATACGTAACCGATCTCTCCAGAAGTTATATGTACTATCTGTCCACCAGAACCTGGAAGGTCTTGTGAATCTGATTGTTTAGTACCAGGAGTCCATTCTGAAATATCGTTAATTCCTGACCATTGTATTGTGTTAGAACCTGTTGTCAAGTTACCAGTAACTAAAAAGTCTCTAACTACACCTGAAACTCTAAAATTAGGAACACCAGATCCTAATGACGATAAATTAGCAAAATTAGTAGATGTACCCATTAAAAAATACTGAGGTAAATCTACACCATTTGAAGCTATTACATAGTTACCAAACTGAGTAAATGTCCAAAAATCTGTATTATCACCAGTTAAAGATCCTTTTCTTGAGGTAAATGTTCCACCATCTAATTGATAAATATCTGTATTATTAGCTACAAAGTTATAAACATTATTAGCATTATCTCTAAAAGATCCAGCTCCTCTTGAATCTGTGCTTATATTATTTGATGAATAGTTTACCAATGAAGGAAATCTTTTATAAGAATTTAAAGCATAATAAACATTGGTAGCAACATTAGCTCCAGGATTCATATGCTGTGGTTGATCAGGTAGCCATTCTCCAAAAGGTATTTGCATAATTATTTTCTTCTATAAAATGATAAATCAGTTCCAATATCTGTTCTTTGTACAACTGGTGCACCACCATAAGAATCTTGTTGATCATTATTCTCAGCTCTTTCCATAGCAGCTGAATACATACCTAACCATTGTTGAGCTTGATTAGGCTCTATACCACCTAAAAAATTAGCAGCATGATATAATGATCCATATAAATAAATAGCAGGATGATTTAATAAAATATAATTAGTTGTATTGCTATCTGATAATTCATTAAAAGCTTTGTAGTATTGTAGATAGCCTGTGTATGATGTGTCTGGTTGTGGTGCAAATCTAAAACTTTCTGTACCATTATCTGATTCAATAGTATAAGTTCTTGGCATACCTGCTGTTGAACCACCTTTAATAGATATTAAGTTAGAAGGTGTAATATAATTTAAATGATATTTAGTTCCACCAGATAGAATGTAAAAAGATCTAACACCAATAAATCCTGAAGGTACTGTTACTGTTTCAGCATTAATAGTAATAGAATCATTTTGTTCCATTTGTCTTATTCTTAACTTAGCATTAAAGTCAGCTTCAGTTAATTTAATAAAGTCATTAGCTATTTCAGAAGTTAAATCACTTCTGTTAAGCCAATTAGCTATAGATGTTTTAAGTGCAGAATAAGTATTTAGTGCCATTACATTCTTCCTGGTGCAGTTCTAAAATATCTAAAATCAGAACTATTTAATTTTTCTCTTAATATTTTACTTCTAACTTCTTGAGGTAAAGCAAACCAATTATTAGTACCATTGTATTCTTTAGTCCAAATTTCTAACATTAGTCTTGGAATACTAGCTATACGTTTCATATCTTTAGATGGAGTATATCCATCATTCTGATTGTATAGCTCTTTATTTCTTTTTAGTAGATTGGTAACATTTTCAGTTTTTTTAACTGTTAGTTTACCATCAGTTTCTACATAATAAGAAGTACCATCTTTTTCTTTATCTCTTAGTATGCTCATTACTCAGTTAGTTCAGTAATATATGCGTTTACAGTTCCAATTACAGCTACCTTTTCGCCTGGCGATATTTTAAAATATTCATAATCATCAGCAGGTAAATATATTGATGAAGTAGTTGCTGTTGGGTTTATACCGATTTCTATATGACAAGCAGCATCTGCTGCAACTCTAACGTAAAAGATATTATCAGATATTGCTGAAGATTGTGTTGAAGTACCAGATGAAGTAACTTTTTCTGTTGATTTTGGTTTCATTGCTAAATGCATTATTTTCTCCTTTAGTTGGGGGTGTTACCACCCCCTAATTAATTATCTTCTAATAACAAATGTTATTATTGCTTCACAAGCTGTTGCAGATGCACCATCTGAAATCATTTCGATTGCATCACCTTCTTCAACTGAGTTTGCTGCTGAAGGTGTAGATGTGTCTACATCACCTGCTGCTGAACCAGATTGAGTTACAGTTATACCACCATTAGTGATTGCAGTTCCACCAATTTCAAATGATAAAGCTGCATCAGCAGTAGTAATAGCATTTTTAATGCTTGAAAAAATTTTAATAATTTTTCCACCATCAGGTACAGCAACAAATGTTGAACCAGCAGTAGAAATATCTGTTATTTTTGCAGTTAAAAAATAATCGTTAAGTGTTCTCATTTTTTTTTCCTTTTTATTTGCTTCGTTCCGACTTCAAAAATCTTCAAAGACCAAACAAAATTATTGTTAGTATGATGGGGGATTGCTCCCCCACCAAATTAATTATTATGATGTTGAAAGATCAAATACTCCACCTGAAGCACCTTCGTTTCTAGAGATCAAAGTAAGCTCAGCTAAGATCTGTCTTTTCTCAGCATCTCCAGTTTTTGAAAGTTCATGCATAGTGAAATCTCTTAAGAAACCAACTGACCAGTAATCCATATCTAGAACTAATGCGTCTCTATCTCTTGAGAATCTATTTGGAACAACTTCTAAATCTCCGAAATCAGAAGAATATACATCAATAGATGTGTATAAAGTTTTATCTTCAGACGCATCAAATCTAGTATTTCCACCTGTGAAACCAGAAATTTTTTGTTTGTTGAAAGGGCCAACCATGATTACTGATGGGTTACCACCTGCATTCCAAGTTCCCTTGATTACATCTTTAAGCATGTCCTCAGTTAAAGCTCTTTGAGTACCATCATTTCTAGCATCTGAACCATCAGAAGCAGTTGGATCAGTACCATCAGAAGCTTTATTTGAGTTAGTAGCAATCCATGCACCGATAGAAGCAAATGTTCTAGCAGCAGATGAAGAACCAGCAGCTCTAGCTTGGTTAGTTAATAAAGTAGATTCAATATCTCTTTTTAACTCTTTAGACTTCTTAGCTATTTGATAAGCTAATTCAGAAGCTCTACCAGCTTTATCTACAGCTTCTTGTGTACCAGTAATTACAACAGTTTTATCCATAATCTGTGTGTAGTTACCAATTCTAGAAGTTGCAGTTGATGCATCAAGAGTAGCTTCATCACCTTCGATTACAGCATTGTTAGTTACTGCTGCAGCCAAAGAATCAGTTTGCCATTCATGAAAAGTGTTTTTTACTTGCTCTCTAGCAGCTGAACTCATAAATGGAGTTTCAGTTGGAGAGATTGAGTAAATAACATCTTGTAGATCTTCTCTAATACCTACTGCATCATAGGTATCAAATGTATTTGTTGCTTGTGTCATGTTATTTTATCCTTTATTTTTTTGAGATTATTTCAAGTATGGCAGAATGAGCATCCTGGATTTTTCCAGATTTTTTCAATCTACCAAGTTTAGATTGTATGACACTTCTTTTAGAACTTTCAGATGATGCTGTTCCAGACTTAACAACTTTAGGTGCATTAACTACTTTCTTTTGAACAATAGGTTTTGCAGCTTTTAAGTTTCTGTAATCCATAGCATCTTTTAAA